CCCCCTCGCTCCAGCCTTGCTCCAATTATTGTATGGAGTCTTGCGTAGCAAAACTCTAAAAAGACATTGCGGAGTGCCTACGGCACGGAGCAAGTCTTACGCTACCCCCTCTGCGGGGGTTTCCCCCGCAACGCCCCCGAAGAAAGTAGGTAAAAATTGCTAACGCAATTTTTCTAAATCATTAATAATATTCATTTATCCAACATTGTAGTATATTAGTTATCAAAAATAGTATTGTACGTTATATGCTATCATTACCAACTTGTTATGTTTAATAACAACGCTTTTTTAGTCGGCAAAGGCGGAAGTAATCGGTGATAAGGTGCGGAAGCAGCCTAGCCCAACCGGAGCCGCTATCTTTGTTATATCGTAAGAGTCACGCCGTATGGTATTCGGTAAGCGGTGCCTTTACTCGGTTTGTCCGGCTACAAACGCTATTCGGTTATGGTTAGTGTTATTCAAATTATTGTCCGTTATAGCATCGTATTCCCATCACGCTTAATTATATTAAGATAGCGTTTTGAGCAGTGAAGGGGGAAGTAATCATTGATAGGGTGCGGAAGCCACCCCGCCCAACTGGTGCCGCATCCGCAGTAATCGAGTAAGAAGCCCGCCGGATTTTATTCTAAGCTCTGCCTTTATTCGGTGTGTCCGGCTATGAACGGTTCCCGCAGTATTACATTATTTACTTCTTTTTATCTTACTTATATGTTAGGCGTAACATAAATAATATATTTCTTAATTATTTTAATTTTGCTACTTGACAAAGTGTGTTATTTTCATTAGTATTATAATATAACATATCAGCAAAGTAATGAGCTTATTTTATAAGCAACTTTGCCCCACTTGGCTGTATAGTCGGGTCATAAAACACAAGTAATTATTCTTGCCCTTTTTTGTGTGGTGTTTTATGTCAGCAAAATATGAAGTAACCGCAGAATTTAATTTCACCAATGGCAAGCCGCAGTTAGCAAATATTTCTTTTTACAGTGCTAAAAAGTATAGCCCCTATCTGGTAGGCTCGGATTTTTCCATGTTCGCACATTCCCGCTTTTTCCACACGCAAAAAGAAGCGCACACTTACATCAATTATTTATGTTCACGGTATCCACAGTACACAGCCCCGCCGCCAGTATTGGACAGCGGACAAATAAAATTATTTTCGGAGGTATCAAAATGAGTAAAACAAAAAATTATGAAAATGTGTATTACACACCAAAATTTTCCAGCCGCTCAAATATAGCGATCAGGCGTTTATCATGGTTTTTGAACAAGCCCATGACAGTAACAATGGACGCAATCATTGAAAATCTGCCAAAAATGGTAGAACCGGAAAAAGTGTGCCAGTCATGCAAAATTAAGGACAAATGCAATTATTGTATTTTTTGTATTCCCAATTTGCCACAAGTGGAACAAAACAGAAATGTAATGCCGTCTTAATGTATAACACCCCCCGCTTGTGCGGGGGTAAACCATGACAAGGAGTATGAACCATGCATTATTTTGAACAATGCAAATCAGTAGAAGAAGCAAAACAACGCTACCGGAAATTGCTCTTGCAATTCCATCCTGACCACGCAGGTGCGGAAGGAGAAGAAACCACAAAGGTAATTATTTTACAGTTTGAAAAATTCCTCAAAAATTTTATGTCCCATTCATTCAATGCTTATTATGAGGGCAAAGAATGGAAGCCAGATCAAGACGCAGTAACGCCCTTTCAAGAAATTTTACAGAAAATAATCAATCTGGAATGTGAAATTGAAATCATCGGCTATTGGATTTACTGTTTCAATTCTTACGAAGTCAGGGAACAGTTGCGGGAATTGGGCTTCTGGTTCACCAACAAGCACAAAGCATGGGTATATTCCGGCAGGGCAAAGAAGAACATCAGCAGTCGGGAAAGCCTTGACGAAATCAGAGCCAGCAAAGGCAGTCAAAAAGTAAAAAAAGAAGAAAAAGAAAATAAGCAACAACCGCTTAAAATTGCGGTGTAGTGTAACAACCCCCGCTTGTGCGGGGGTAATAATCAACAAGGAGTAAAACATGAATACGGTTAATAGCATTTATACAGACAATGGTTATAAAAACAGAACCGCATATTTGCAAAGCGTGGCATTTGAGAATGAAGTCCCGCTCGATGTTGTAGAAATGTTTGCAGATATGCTCGGCACCGATGAAGATTTTGATGGACTTGTCTCAATAATACAAGATTATCGGGATTAACAACATTTAACACCCCCGCTTGTGTGGGGGTAATTTCCAAGTATTTAGGAGAAACAAAAATGAAAACCTTAAAAATAATACCCGCCGCAGTTGCCGCCCTCATTCCCAAGTATCAACTGTTAGTTACCAAAAGGAATTTGAAAGAATTTACCGCTGGTCTATCTAACCTAGAAATCGCATTGCAGAAATGCCCGAAAATCAATGGCACCGTAAAAATGAAAGAACACCCCGCTATCTTTCATTATTTCTATGGTGGCTGTGACAGCTATATATGCGAATATAACCCAGAACAAGGGCTAATGTACGGCTATGTCATACTCAATGGCGATTTACAAAATTCAGAATGGGGTTATATCAGCCTTGAAGAATATACCGATTCTCAATACCTCAATATTGATTATCACTTTGAAGAACAGAGCATAGAAGCCGCCCTGTATAAGCAATACCCCAACCATTTCAAAAAACCGCAGTCATTGGAACAATAAGAAAACAGCCGTCCGGCGGCATCAACCGGACGGCTATTCCCTAAAACAACACCGGCTGCTGATACCTCATTCTTTTTTTGCTTTTCTCAAAATAATGCTGGTCAACTTCGCAGCCGATAAATTTCCGGTTAGTCTCGATACACGCCACCGCCGTAGTAAAACTTCCGGCAAAACAATCCAAAACGACATGGCCGGAATGAGAATGTTTGAGAATAAGTTCCTTGAAAAGCTGGATCGGCTTTTGGGTCGAGTGGAAGCGGTCATACTCATGGTTGATAGGAAAAGCATAAATACCGTTATCATATTCACTGTTAAAGACCGGATTGCCGCCCTTAACGCCAGTGAGGGCAATTTCCCGACTGTTGGTTAAGTAGTTGAGCTTGCTATTGACCGGCACAGGGTTTGTTTTTTGGTATTCGATAAACCGTATCTGCCTAAACCCCGCCTGCTCCATCCATTTTTTCAAATATGAAATTTTCCATAAATCATAAAAACAAATAATAGTGCCGCCTTTCTTCAACACCCGATATAATTCTATGAGACAATAATCCAAATAATTTTCTTTTTTGTCCCATTCGCCAAAATCAGTTTTATACCGAGTAAATAACAACGCATTTTTTTTGGTAGAGTGAAACCCCGATTTTCGGGAAACGTGATAAGGAGGGTCAATCAAAATTAAGTTTATGCTATTGTCTTGTATTCGTTCCAGAAACACAAAACAATCCTCATTATACATTTCAATCACGGTTGCACACACCAAAAAAAGCCGCCCGACAACCAGACGGCTCAAATTTTTAAGCCTTAGTTTTCAGCACGAGGATATTATTCTTCGGTCTGGTAACAAGGAACCCGTCCCGCTTGCGGAAACGCAAAAACAATTCGCCGTATTCAAGGCTCTCGGTTGTGCCGTCAAATTTTTTTATCTCAATACCTTTCCGGTTGCCGTGCTGAATTCTCTTGGGGTTCATAAAAACCGCAAACGGCTCATCGGCTTTAATATCCGCAATCTGCGGAAGTATCGAAATTTCATGGTAGGGGTACAAATCCAAACGCCCCGGCATAGCTTCCGTAGGCCGCCGCCAGATGGGGCGGCCAGTGGTATCCTCAATATTGGCAATGTGGTTCAGAACCGTTTCATTGAGGAACCAGCAGCAATCCTTCCGCTCCTCCGCAGGGATTTTATACACCGCATCACGGAAGTCTTTCCACGTTAAATCATTGATAGTAGCCCCCGCAATCGTTACTTCGGTAACATCGGCACACGCCATAGCCCCGGTAAACGGATCATCTTTGGCAAGCAGACATTGGCGGTCAAATTCCTGTCCGTACACTTCAATAAATTCATCTATGAACATTTGCCCCAAATCAACAAACACATCTTGCTCAAATTCATCAAACCACGGAATATAGCCAGCCAATGTATATGCCTTTAACTCGACCCGCTCCGCCCCCTTCGGCTTGCTGCCCTTGATCTGCTGCCCGTAGGCGGTCAGCCAGTTCAATTCCACGCCGCCCCTGTCCCTTGTAGGCAGAAAAATAGACGGCCCCATCATCGGGCGATGGCGAACCAAATTCATCATTACTGATTTTTTAGCGGCATCCTGCATTATCTCCGTTTCATAAATCGGATTGATAAGGTACTGGTCATTCGTTGCCATGTTGCCCATCGGTTCGCCAAGCGCAGCCTTTGCAATTTGCCAGCCCTTTTCGCTCCACGACACATCTTTAGGGTTAGTCCAGTTGTCCGCTTTCAGGTTAGGCGAAAAGGACAAATCAGCCAATGCTTTATGGTTGCCCGACCATGCCGCCACAATCCCCTTGCCCAAACTGAACAAGAATTCACGGCGGGACATCTCCCTGGGGCTGGACGATTGGCTTTTAATCTCATCCCGCAGAGCCTTGACCGTAATTTTCAAGGCTTCCACCTCCGCCGTTTCCTGAACGGTAATTGTCTCAAGGGTTTTAACAATGCCCTCAAGTATCAATTCCTTCTCCTGAAAATACGCCGTTGCCGTTTCCGTGTTGGTAAATCCGGTCAACTCGATTTTCTTCATGTCCGCTATCTTTTGTTTGATAGCCTTTAATAATTCGTCCATGATTATTCTCCTTGCAAGTTATTTATAAAGCTATTCCAGAACGGAACAGCATTATTCCCAATTTCTTTGTTATTTGTTCTTTGTTCGCTGTTCTTTGCAAGTGCAAACGGATTAGCCGGAACATTGCAAATCGAAAATTCTAACAGTTCTTGTTTGCGAAAAATCAAAAATGTTCCGTCCTTTGCTGTTTCCTTGTCCGGTATTTCAATCTCCATTACCCNNAANCCCACCGAACCNGCCCGAATAACNCCNGCCTTAACCCG